GGCGAACTGGTCTGCGCCGGTGGCGTAGATCATCTGGTTGGCCGCTGTTGCCAATGCCGCCAGGGCCGTGAGGGTGGAATCTGCTGCCTGGGCACCCAAAGTCGTGCGAGCAGCGGCGGCGGTCTCGTCATCCAGCAGCGTGCGGGCAAAGGGCGTGAGCGGGGCGGTGGCGAACTGGTCTGCGCCGGTGGCGTAGATCATCTGGTTGGCCGCTGTTGCCAATGCCGCCAGGGCCGTGAGGGTGGCGTCCAGCGGCTGCTTTTCGTCATGCAGTTTTTTGCCCATGCCCGCAGTGAGCGCCAGAGCGTTGCTGGGGTTGGTGAGACTGTGCTCAAGCCGCACTACGCCGGGCGTGTCTACGGTGGCGGGCGGGTTGATGAAGGTGACATCACCGAAGGTCAGGTTGGCGGCATCCAGCGATTCAAGAATGATGTCCACCGCCAGCAGCAGTGTGGATGCGCTGGCTTTCTGGATGATCCAGCCCGCTGCAGGGTGTTGCGAGTACACCGCCACCAATGTGCCGCTGGCGCTGTACAGCCCGAACTCCCCGACGTTGTAGGCATCCGCGCCTTCGTCCTTGGCTGTGACGTGGATGGTGTCGTCTGCCACTACTAAGCCGGCAATTGAAGCAAGTCGTTTGACCTGATTGGTGAGCGCCGTCTGCGCCTTGCTGGGGGCGTATTGGCCGGTACCTAAGCCAATTTCGGTGATGACTACCGGGCCGGTGCCGGTGTTTTCGGCGTTGATCATTTCGGCGCGGCCGGCATTGGTGATGGTGATGGGTAGTGCCATTACGGGGCCTCGGTGCATTGCAGGCGGCGGTAGGTGATTGGGCGGGCGGCACCTTGCAGGCCGAGGCCGCCGGTGGCCGCCAGCCCGAGCGTGAAAGTGAAGTGCGCGCGCACGGGCTTGGTGCGTTCGATCTCGCCGATGATGTCGCGCTGATAATCGGCCGTATTGGGTACGCCAGCGCCCAATGTCAGCACCACCTCAAAAGTGTGAGGGGTGCCGCGCGGGTTGGTCTGCCACCACTCGCGCAGGGTGAGCGCGCCGCCGAATGACGCCACTACAGCGCGCACGGAGTGGGCAGTGCCCTTGCGCCGCTGGATAGCAACAGCTTGGCGGATGCGCTCGCGCTTTACCGCGTCTGGCCAGTAGGGTTGCCAGTTGTCGAGCGAGAGCGTCCAGGCGAGCCACGGCAGCAAATTTGCAGGGCAGGTGTCAGGATTCCAAAGCTCGCGCAGCGGCACCGCCATGGTGCCGAGACGCAGGGTGGCCTGTTCCAGCTTGCGCTCAAGCGGTGATGCGTTTGGCGGCAGCAGGCTCGGCTGGTCACTCATCCAGGCCACCATCGGAGAGGTTGATGGCGGTGCAGTAGGACGCGCTCTGGCGGTTGACCACGAGGTTGGCGGTTGGGCTTGCCAGATCCACACGCTGCACGCCCGGTTGGTGAAGCGCGGCATAGATACCGGAGAGCGTGACGTCCAGCCCCAGGCGGTGCTGGCTGTTGGTGTAGGCCTCAAGGGCTGCCCGTGCGTTGGCCATGACTACTTCACGGTCCGGGCCTGCGTAGAAGGACAGCGTCGCCGTGACTTGGTACTGGACGATGGTGGCGGCTTGTACCTGGACGTAATCGGTCAGCGGCCGGACGCTCTCGTCGCTCAGCTTGGCCAGCACCGTGGCGAGCAGCGCCGCGCTTGGCACGCCGGTACCGGAACGCGAAAGCACAGTAATCAGGACCTGCCCAGGCGATGGACTGGTGGCACTGGCATCGAGCACCTGCCCATCCGCGCTAAGCGCGTGGAAGATGTACGCCCCCTCGGGGCCGGCGGTGGACAGCCCTTCCAGCGAGAGCTGAATGCGGTAGCGGAAGTCGCTGTCGCTCTCGTAGACAGCAGGAATCGGCGGAATGGCAGTCGGCACCGCGGGGCTGAGCATCAGCCGCTCTACACCGAACAGGGCGCCTAGATTGTCCAGGTCGGCGCCTGTGGAATACGGCAGCATGACGGCGCGCGCGGCATCGTTGATGCGGGCGCGCAGCTGCAGCTCGCGGAAGGCGCAAACCTCCAGCAGCTTTACGAACGGCTCCGACTCGATCTGCGCGTCCAGCTCGGGGGCACGTTCGGCTAGCTCCGTCAGCATCTCGCTGAGGATCTGCTCGAAGTCCAGCGGTTCGATCACATCCGGCGGGGCCACCTGGGCGAGGTTGATGGCGGTGAACTGGCTCATGTGATGGCTCCGAGACGCAGGGGAATGCGCAGGCTGAGCGGCTCGTTGACGTCGGCGCGGCTGCCCTCGATGTCGAGCACGACCTGCCCGGGCTGCTCGCCCAGGAACAACTGCACGCGGCTGAGCCGGATGCGCGGCTCCCAGCGCAGCAGCGCCATGGCGGTGACGGCGTAGGCCTGCAGGCGGGTGGCGTCGTTGGTGGGCCAGTCGATCAGGTCAGGCAGCTGGCTGCCGTACTCGCGGCGCATGACGCGCGAGCCGATGGGCGTGGTGAGGATGTCGGCGATCGACTGGGCCAGGTGGGCGTTGCCCTCGGTGGTGCGGCCGGTGGTGGCGGACATGCTGATCATTTGGGCACCGCCGTGGTTCCGGAGCCGGTTTGCACGCCGCCATGCTTGTGCGTGACCAGGCTGATGCCGCCGGCGATCACGTCTTCGCTCACGGTTACGGTACCGGTGA